TATTATAATCAATTAATGAATATCGCTCAAGACAGAAAAGATTGTGTCGTATTCTTTTCGCCAATTAGGTCTGATGTTGTAGATACAGGAACAGCAGCAGCAACTAATGTTAAGGCAACAGCGGATACATTAAATAGTTCATCATATGCTATCATGGATAGTACATGGGTGTACATTTACGACAGATATAATGACAGATATTGTTATGTACCATCTAATGGTGCGGTAGCAGGAATCTGTGCAAGAACTGATTACTCACATGACAGTTGGTATTCACCAGCTGGATTGAATCGTGGTCAGCTTTTTGGAGTAACAAAATTGGCATATAATCCAACAAAAGCTGATAGAGATTCCCTCTATAGAGCAAGGATTAATCCAATAGTTACATTTCCAGGACAAGGTACAATGTTGTATGGAGACAAAACTCTCCTTTCTAATGACTCAAGTGCATTCAGTAGAATCAATGTTCGTAGATTGTTTATAACTTTAGAGAAAGCAATTTCACTAGCAGCTAAAAATCAGTTGTTTGAATTTAACGATTCATTCACAAGAGCTAATTTTAGAGCAGCTGTAGAACCTTTCTTGAGACAAGTTCAAGGTCGTAGAGGAATTTATGACTTTAAAGTTATTTGTGATGAAACAAATAACGATGCAGGCGTTGTTGATTCACAACAATTCGTAGCTAGTATCTTTGTGAAACCAGCTCGAAGTATCAACTTCATTACTTTAACCTTTGTCGCTAGTCGATCAGGCGTAGATTTCAATGAAGTTTACGGCGCTGCATAAACTATAGGAGGAATTAAAAATGGCAACAATTAACCAATTTAAAGCAAATCTTATAGGTGCTGGACCAAGAGCTAATCGTTTCAAAGTTTTTATACCAAGATTACCAGGCGGACAAGAATTCTTAATTAGAGCTTCTAGTCTACCAGGACAAACAATAGGTGAAACCCCTATTCTTTTTCAAGGTATGACAATTAAGTTAGCAGGAGATAGAACTTTTGCAAACTGGGAATCTACTATCTATAATGATAATGATTTTTCAGTTAGAACTGCAATTGAAGCTTGGATGCAAGAAATTGTTCCTTTAGCTGGAAGTAACGGAACTGTTGGGTATGAATACATGGCCGATAGAGCAACTGTATCACAAATGGATAGGGCCGATAACATTATAGCCACTTATGAATTTTACAATATGTGGCCATCAGTATTAGGTGACATCGCTTTAGATAGCGCTGGAGCTGATGCTGTTGAAGAATTTACTTGTACTTGGACTTATTCACACTTTGAAAGAAGTAAATAACTTCTTTTAGAGGGAGTATAAATATATAATATGGACTTATTTGGATACGAGATTAAACGGAAGAAGGACGAAACGAAAGCACAAAGTTTCGTCCCACCTTCCAATGATGGATCGGTCATTGAGATCGGTGCTGAACAGGGAATGGGTGGCTTCGCGGCCACTGGTGGAGTCATTGGTCAGTATATTGATATGGAAGGCGGAATTAAGAATGAAGCCGACCTAGTAGCAAGATACAGAACAATGGCACTTGTTCCTGAATGTGATAGTGCTATTGAAGATATCATAAACGAATCTTTAGCAGCTAATGACTTAGACAGTCCTGTATCTATCAACTTAGATAGAGTTGATAAGATACCAGAAGGCACTAAAAAGAAAGTTCGTATAGAATTTGAAGAAGTACTTACATTATTAGGATTTCGGGATTTATCCCATGACATATACAGAAAATGGTATGTTGATGGAAGGCTTTATTATCATAAAATGATTGATCAGAAAGCCCCGAAGAAAGGAATTCAGGGTTTACGCCCTATTGACCCACAAAAGATCAGAAAGATCAGAGAGGTCAAGAAAGAAAAAGACGAGAAAACAGGCGTTGAAATAGTTGAAGATGTTTTAGAATATTACATTTTCAATGATCAAGGATTTGATAAGTCAGGTAATAATACTGGCCAGACTGTTAGAATCCACAATGATGCTGTTTGTCATGTAACTTCCGGGTTACTTGATTATAATAAAACAGTAGTAGTTGGTTATTTACACAAG